ATGTAGATATGTTGTGGGAACAACTAACTGCATTAATCAAGGAAGATCATGATTACAAAACACTTGTGGTTGATTCGGTAACACAATTAGATACTTTATTTACGAATCATATCGTAGATACAGACCCAAAAAAACCCAGAACGATTGCCCAAGCATTGGGTGGTTATGGTGCTGGCTTCCAAGCGTTATCAAGTTTGCATGGCAGGGTTCGTAAAGCTGCTGGCATACTTAATGAAGCTAAGCGCATGAACATTGTATTCATAGCACATAGTGAAACAGAAACTATAGAGTTGCCAGATCAAGACCCATACACACGTTATAACATCCGTATGCAGAAGAAGTCTGTAAGTCATTTCATTGATAATGTCGATATGGTTGCTTACTTAAAACTTGAAACCCATACATTTGGTGATGGCGAACGCAAAAAAGCAATTAGTGATGGCACTAGAATATTAGTTTCATATGCAACTGCTGCAAATGTATCTAAAAATCGTTTTGGAATAAACGAGGACATAGTAGTTGTAAACGGAATAAACCCACTTTTAAATTTAATCCCAAGCATCGGAGCATAAACAATGGCAAACTTTTGGACAACAAGCGATAACCAAGAAATTACAACAAATGGTGAATTTACTTCTGGTGGCATGATTGAAAACATACCAGACAATACAACTTGCCTTGCAATGATTGACGAGGCAGGATTGGCTGAGTATCAAGGTGATGAATATATCAGCCTACGATGGGTAATAGCAGAACCTGCTATATACAAAGGACGTAAGATATTTCAAAAGGTGCGTGTATTTGATGTAGATAGCAAAAAAGCCGATAAAGCTAAAAAGATGCTTGCTGCTATTGATGCAAACTGTGGTGGAAAGTTAGCGCAATCTGATGAAGCACCAAATGATACTGCAATGGCAAAAGCATTACTAAATAAACCAATGTTAATAAAAGTAATGGTATGGGATTTAGAAGGTAGAACAGGTAATTGGGTTGCTTCTGTAGCTCCAAGAAAAGGCGCTACACCAGTTAAAGAAGAAAAATCAGCAGAACCCAGTGTAGTTGATATTGATTCTATACCTTGGTAAATAACAAACGCACAAGGATGTGCATTTTTAACTATAACTATAAGAGTAAATAACAATGGAACAACAACGTACATATGAATGGTTTAAACAAAGAATTGGTCGTGTAACTGGTAGTAATGTTGGTGCAATTTTAGGATTATCGCCATTCATGAAACGTGAAGATGTTATGCGTAATATGGTGCGTCAATATCATGGATACCCAAGTGAATTTACTGGTAATCCAGCAACTAACTATGGGACATATAACGAACCCAATGCTTTAGCTGACTATGAATTAAAGTTTGATAAAAAAGTAGAGCTTACTGGTTTCCACACTTATGAAGATTGGCTTGGAGCATCACCAGATGGATTGATTAGGGACGATGGATTGATTGAAATTAAATGTCCCTATGGTTTGCGTGATAAAAACCCCCCAGAGTTTAAATCAATAGACTATCAGTCACACTATTGGATGCAAATACAGATTCAACTGTTTGTAACTAACAGACAATGGTGTCATTTCTACCAATGGTCAGCACATGGTTACATGCTTGAAACAGTACAATTTAATCAATTAGCTATTGAAGAATATTTACCAAAGTTAAAAGACTTCTACAATGAATTTCTTGTAGAGCGTGAACTACCACAAGCACAAAAGTATCTTGATGATAAACGCCAACAGGTTAGGTGCGAAGGACAGGTTGAGCGTTACTTAATGATTGCAGAGCAGATAAAAGAACTTGAAGCAGAGAAGAAACGATTGCTGGATGAAATAGTTAAGTTAGCAGATGGCAAAGACAGCGAGATTAATGGACACAAACTAACTAAAGTCACCAAAGCTGGTTCTATATCCTACGCTAAAGCAGTTAAAGAACTTCTACCTGATGCAGACCTTACTAAATATACTGGTGATCCTGTTAGTTATTGGCTTTTAAAATGAAACTCCGCCCATACCAACAACAAGCACATGATGCAGCTATAAACTGGATAAAGAAATGTACTGACCCATGCGTATTAGAATTGCCAACAGGGAGTGGCAAATCTTTAATTGTTGCAGCAATAGCCAATACATTGCACCAGGTAAGTAATGGCAAGCACATATTGTGCCTTGTCCCATCAAAAGAGCTGTTAGAACAAAATGCGGAGAAATACAGAGATACTGGTAATCAATGCAGTTTGTTCAGCGCAAGTATTGGTGAAACATGTTTAAAACATCCAGTAGTTTTTGGCACACCTGTTAGCGTTAAAAATAAGATTCATCGTTTTGGAGCTAAATTTTGTGCGGTTGTACTGGATGAAGCGCATAGAATAACACCAACGGTAAAAAGTATCATTGAATCTTTGGTTGCTTGTAATCCTAATCTGCGTGTCATAGGTCTTTCAGCTACTCCATACAGGCTTGGAGATGGTTATATATACAGAATGGATGAACATGGCAATGCACACGGAGATGATAAAACTAAGAACCCTTATTTTAATGCAAAAGTGTTTACTGTTTATGCGAGAGATTTAATAAAACAAGGTTATTTAACAGCTCCTACTATTGGGGGAATCAATACAGGTCATTATGAAACATTAGATATGCAGTTAAATAGCATGGGTAAGTTTGCAAAAACAGATGTTGATAGAGCTTATCATGGTCAAGGAAGGCTCACCAGTGCGATTGTAGGCGATATTGTGTCACAAGCAGTAGATAGGCAGGGGGTGATGATTTTCTCTGCGACAGTGCAACATGCTCACGAGGTTATGCAATCTTTACCACCAAGTTTATCTTGCATAGTTACAGGAGAAACACCCAAGTTGGAACGTGAACAAATACTGCGAAAATTCAAGTCTAGGGAGCTTAAATATTTAGTCAATGTGTCAGTCTTAACCACTGGTTTTGATGCGCCACACGTTGATTTAATAGCTATTTTAAGAGCTACAGAATCAGTTAGTTTGCTTCAACAAATAATAGGTCGTGGTCTTAGGATTGACGACAATAAACATGATTGTTTGATATTAGATTATGCTGAAAATATAAGCAGACATTGCCCTGATGGTGATTTATTTAATCCAGAGATAGAAGCATCAGGCGATTACGAAGCTGGTGAACCAATCAAAGCTAAATGCCCACAGTGCAATGCTAACAATGAGTTTGCGCCTGTTCCTAATGAAGCAAGTCATAAGATTGATGATTTTGGTTATTTTACTGATCTTGAAGGAATACGACTAGAAACAGAATATGGAGAGATGCCAGCGCATTATGGCAGAAGATGTTTTGGTGAGGTATTTAATAAAACTATTAAAAAGTTGGTTAGATGTTCTTATCGCTGGACGTTTAAACCGTGTCCACATTGTGAAGAAGAAAATGATATTGCTGCACGTTATTGTTGCAGTTGCAAAGGTGAGTTAATTGACCCAAACAGCAAGTTAGTAGCTGACTTCCAAATGAAAAAGAAAGATCCAACGCAAATACAAACTGATAAGGTTGTTTCAATGCGAGCAATGCCAACACTAAGCAAAGCAGGAAACGAGTGCCTACGAGTTGATTTTATAACTGAATATAGATCATTCCCTGTTTGGTTTTCTGTGAAGATGAAAGCCAGTTATATAAATGCGTTTATGAAGTTTACAGCTAATGGGACAATAACACCAAGCACTATCACTTATCGAAAGAAAGGTGATTTTTTTAGGATTTACGATTACAACAGGACAGCTGATGAAGTTCCACAATGATATACCAGTGTTTGGTAATAAAGAGTTTCGAGGTGAATGTCCTTCTGAAGCTGCTGAAGCAGTAACATTCTTTGCAAAGTTAAGGAGGGAATATCCTGACAGTTACGGAAAGATTGCAACACATATCAGGAATGAAGGATTAAGAACCTTTTACCAGGCTACTAAGCAAAAGTCAGAAGGAATGGTTAAAGGAGCGCCCGATATTATTATTCCTGCAAGCGTTGCGTTCGTCTGTGAATTAAAACGCCAAGATCATACACGCTCAAAATGGCAAGATGGACAGCAAGAATACCTGCTGGAAGCCAAGAAACATGGAGCTTTCGTATGTATTGGCTTAGGTTATGTTGGAGCATATGAAGCATTTATTTATTGGAAAGATAAAAAATATTTGCAATTTGATAAATAATTATTTAATCTATGCCCAGTTTCAAAAAAACATTAACTACAACTATAAAGAGAACGACATGAACAACAAAACAGCAATTATATTAATCCTATCTGCTTTTACATTAGGTGGTTTTATTGGCGCAACATACACCAATAACGATAAATCTAGCGTAATCCACAAAACTCGCAGTGGTTCTTTCATCATTCAAAAAAATCTGAAGGGAGAGGAGCAGATTTATCAGGTGCTAGAATTGCCTAGCAATGTTCCTTCATTTGTAACACCAAATTAATTACTTCCTGAAGGGAAGCAGCCACTCGCCCTATTTCGGTAGGGCATTTTTTTGGATAAGATTATGAAAGACTATAAAAATAAACCAGTACATACATTTACCAAGCACCAAGAAATACAAATTTGGTGTTTGTTGGCAGCATCAGTTTTGCTTGCTATAAAAAGTGCTTTCTTATGATGACAGAAGCAGAACGTAAAGAGAAGCGCAGACTGCACAACAAAAAATATCGTGAAGAAAACAGAGCATCAATAAATGCTCGAATAAGAGCGCATAAACTAAAAAAAAGAATTGGTGAAAATATGCCAGAAATTAACTTTCAAACAAACATAACAAAAAAAGAGATTGCCAAGTTAATTGGTGTAAAAATCTTAACACTTGAAACAATATTAAAAGAAAAGAAGTATTCAGCACCAAAACATACAGAAACACATTTTGATGGAACTGTGTTATTTAATCGAGCTGAAATTATGGAATGGATGCCATATGCTAGAGAAGTTTCAGCTTTTATTAAAAAAACTAAACCAATTAAATTAACTGGAATGGCTGCATCAATAGTGCAGTTTATGCACAGAAATAAAGAAGTAGAATTATTTTGTGATGAATTAAGACGTAAGCAAATGGATGGGAGGATAAGCAATAATGGCAAGAAAAGTTGATTATGCTTTGATACTACAAGTGCTTCATAGTAAGGGTTATAGTTTATACGATATTGGAAAAAAAACAGGTGTTGCTATAAGCACGCTTTCCACCGTAAAACAGGAATTAAAAGGAGTTCCAAAAAACTGGTATGAAGGCTGGGAAGGAGTTGTATTGCAAGATTATTACCGTAAAGCAATAGGTACAAACGCTCCTCTTATTGGAGATTACATTGAACTTGGAGAATATTATGAAGATGAAATATCCACTACCGAATGAAAATGCACGTTGCTTAGGTAGCAACTGCGACAAAAAAGAAAACTGCTCTAGATACTTAAGTATTGAGGTAGATACAAAAGATTTCTTTTTCCACATGGATGCAATGAAAGAATTAAAAGAAATGGATTGTAGTTTTTTTATAGATTTTAGGGATGTTAATTATTATGACTATTGAAAGAGAATTACTTAAAAGAATAGCGAAATATAGAGATACTATACCTCCAGAGTTTATTTACGAGATATGCGAACTCCTAGCCCAACATGAACAGACTGAGCAAGAGCATGTTGGCATTGTTAGAATTATAGGGGGCTATCCAGACAATTCTGAACGTGTTGTTGATTGGGTACGTCCTTATAAATATTTAAAAGATGGTGACAAGCTTTACCTAGCACCCCCAAAACGTGAGCCTTTGGGATTGGAAATTATGGATGTCTGCGGTAGTGAAGATTACAGAGAAGGCTTTAAAGATGGTGCTTTATATGCAGAAAAAGCACACGGCATTGGAGGTGGGGAATGATAAGTGAAAAAGAAATAGAAGAACACATCAATTCATTAAGATCATCAACCGTTAGTGAGGAATACTATTCAGAAGAATGGGAAGAAGGTTTTGAAGATGGCGTTAGATGGGCAGAAAAACAACTGGAGAATAAGCAATGAGTAAAGGGTCAGCACCACGTCCTATTTCTGATAGGAAAAAGTTTGATGAAAATTGGGATCGTATATTTGGTGATAAAAAGAAGGAGGAAAAGAAATGAAAAACTTACTTTTAATACTATTGTTAATACCAACTATTGTATTTGCATGTGATGATGATACTGGCTATCAGTTAGCAGAAGAAGCAAGAACAAGCAGGGTAACTAACGAACTACGCCAACAGCGTCAACATGCAGATTATAATGCTTATGTGAGCGAACTTAACCAAGAGCAACAAATACGTCAAGAAAGAACAAATGCTCTGCAAACACAAATGATACTACTTGATGGACAGTTCAAACGTTAATAAAAAAAAGGGAGCTGGTAAAACAGCTCCCAAGCTACGAGCGCAAATTATCTGTAATATCTATTAATTAACTGATCCAATGGTATGTCGCTTAATTTACCACCTGCCAATGGGTAAGTATCACGTCTTTGTTGCATGTTCATATTCATGCGGTCTTGTGTAGCTCTGGCTTGGGCTTCGCCTGTTAGACGTAAATATTGTTCCCTTGGCGTTAACGTATTTCCTAAGTCTAAAGCCTTGTTTCGTGCTTCTTCTAAATTGGTTGTTTTAAATCGGTGAAACACATCTCCTATCTTGTTGTATTCATCAATATTCTTGTTTCTAATTTTTATGATATTTTTAAAGTCACCTGTTGCCTGTGCAGCTTCAAGTTCTTTCGCATAATCTGAATTTAACAATTTGTATAAATCGTTAGATTCTTTAATCAAAGCGGTGCTATTTACTGCGGAAAAATCATCAGGACTACCACCCCTTGCCCATCCTTCCCTGTCTTGGATGGCGTGTTGGAGTTCGTGTAGTGCTGTAGATGCACCCGTCTTATAATCTGGAGCATCTATTACAAAACCTTTTCCGTATCCTTCGTTAGCGTAACTACCTGACGGACTTTTAAAGTAATCGTTTATATTTATAAATGCCGGTTCATTTATATCGTAATTTTTATTAAAATTAGGATGATGTAGTGAATCAAGCAAATAAGACGGAATTCCTTTGTTTTCTTTAACTCTATCAGGAAGTAATCTTGCACCACTATCATCAATCTCACTAAACAGCGATTTATCAGGCATACGACCTATAAGATGTTCTTTCCATACTTGAACAGGGTCATCACCAGCGTTTAATAGTTTCTCAGCTTCAGCAGCTTTTACAGGATTCCAATTTGCAGCATTTTTGCCTATAAATGTTAATCCCATTGGAGCATTTAAAGCAGCGGCAGTTCCCCAGTTACGCATGGCTTCAGGTGATTTAAAATCTTCATTGCTTGGAACATGCTCAGAAATTGCTTTTATCAATCCTTTACCAAACTTTTGAGCATTAGGATAATTACTCATTAAGTCTGCATAATCATTTGCAGCAGAATCTTTTTGATTAGATAACCATTCTAACAATCCAGCCATTATCTATTCTCCGATGTTTTGTTTTCATTGTTAAATAATAAAGCACCTAGTAATCCACTGGCTAATAAACTAGAACTGTTTTTTCGTAGTGGGTCAAATGCTGCGAAACGTGATCTTATTTGACTAGGTTCAAATGGAATTGTTACTTGATGACCTTGTCCACCAGTTTTTCCACCTGTATCATAAATTCCATTGTACCCAAGTTTTTTTAATTCATTTGTTACTTTATCTGGAATTGATGTCCATACAAATGAATTTTCTCCATTTAATGTATCTTTTTCAAGTTCATTTACCCAATCTTTTGGCGTAAATTTTGAATTTTTATCCCATGAGTCTGCGCCTATTTTCAATCGTGTTTTATCATTTTTAAATGCTAATTTTAAAGCTGGTATTACTTTATCAGTTAAATCTATAACATTTGAAGTATCTAATGGATTTGTAATTCTTGAAACTCCAGTTAATACACCTTTTGCTTCTGTCCAGGGAGCTGTATCTTGGCTAATTTTATGTGGATATCCTGCTAGTTTATAAATATCTTCTAATTTGTTTTCTTCATTATACAAATTTCCAGAATCTACCCAATAATCACGCAATGCAGATAATGGATTGTTACGATGCTCTTTTTTTAATAAATAATCAAAGTGAGATGTATTTATTGCGTCATTTTTACCTTCTGGATGCAATACAAGATTACCTTTAGCTATATATGGATCAGCATAACTAACTCTAGGTGCTTTGGATAAAATATCTTGTTTAATTTCTGTAGGCAAATGATTCCATGTTTGCTCAACAGTATAAGGAATAGAACCTCTGTATCCTAAATCTTTTGGTGATACTGTAAACGCATTTGAAATATTCCAATCCTCAGAATCAATTAATGAAGTGTCTTTTTTTCCTGTTGCATAATTAGAAGCAATAGTATTTAAATCTGTACCAAAAGCCATAGGACCAGATGTTGCTCTTTTAGGGTCAAGCCCTGATTTAGATAATAATCTATCAAGTCGTTCTGTCCCATGAAGCCAAGGCATATTAAGTTCGTCAATATAAGCTTGTTGTTCTGGTATTAACTTAGCATTTTCAACATTAAATCTTTGTAAGTTTGGCGTTTCCATTTTTAAAGCATTTTTTTCATACTTAATTAGTTCTTCTGGCGTTAATGATTGTCCAGACAAATGTTTATTTAATAATGCAAAATTTAAGTTAGGGTTTTTTATACCCAACGCCATACCGCTCATACCCATACCATTTCCTAAAGCCCATTCAGCTAACTTCTTGCTGTATTCTTGGCTTTTAGCATCTTGAGTATTAGTAAACTGTGGTGGCACAAGATTCTCAAGTCCTTTAGTAACATTTGATGCTACAGCCGTGTACTTTGGATTATTGTTAAACAACTGACCATAATCTTGTCCAGCAGATTTTAAACTATTAACTATTTCCTCTAATGTCATTGGCG